TTACGGGGAACATGAACAAGGAACACTCCGGTTGAGATTCTGTTCAGGTTGTTGGGGCCGGATAAAAGAGATCCTCCATAAAGATCAGGGCGATGCAATTCTGAAGCGCAAGGAACTGGAGAACGGGGGACCATGATCTCTCCTTGGTTATTTGAATGCCTGTATGCCTCGTATATTGAACTGCTCTATCCCTGTTTCATTAAATCGGAGGATGGCAGCCGGGTCATGAAATCGGAAATCGTTTCAGAAAATGCACGAACAGCACTTGCATGGGACTGGAGGTTTAGAGAATGAAAGCCGATTGCCGGAATTGCAGAAGACAGGCTGATTGTACTGATTTGGATAAACAGAAAGTCCTGCGATCCGGGGAGTGTCACCGGTACCAGAAGGATGGCGGCGTTTTGAGCTCTGAAAATTGGACATAACCATGCCCCGCAAGTGTACTATCTGTGAGCACAAGGATCGAAACAAGATCGATTCAGCCATTGCCGTGAAAGGCGCCTCATTACGATCCATAGCGGTACAGTTTCGTATCAGTGTATCCAGCCTCAAAAGGCACATGAGCAACGGGCATATCGCAGAGAAGATCGTGCAGGCACAGCATGTCCATGAAGTCATAGAAGCGGATGGCATCCTATCCCAGATGCAGAGGGTCAAACAGGAAACGTGGACGATTCACAAAGAAGCCCGCGAACAGAAATTATTTGTAAAGGATCGGGAAACCAAAGAGTTCACTGAAAAGAATGTCCCGGACAACGAACTCGCATTAAAGGCGCTCGCCCGATTAGAACGGCAGATCGAGATTGAAAGCAAGATCCTTAATGTAACCCCCGAAACCCCACAGAACTCGGTCCAGGTGAACCTCAATATCAGTGAGGAGGTGAAGAAACTTGTCGGAATCCTGCCAGCAGTCAAGCTATGAGCCGATAGTCACCCGGTACCTCCAGACCGTGCGGGCCAACAAGTATATCCCACACGAACCGACCGACAAGCAGGCACTCTTCTTATTGCACGACCATATCCCGGAGATCTTGTATGGAGGATCAGCCGGGGGCGGTAAGAGCGATGCTCTCCTGATGGCAGCCCTCCAGTATGTCGATATACCCGGCTATGCCGCTCTTTTACTCCGGAGAACCTACGCTGACCTCTCCCTACCGGGTGCTATCATGTCCCGCTCGTTCGAATGGCTCTCCGGTACGGATGCACAGTGGCATGACAAGGAAAAGACATGGCTATTCCCCTCAGGTTCAACTGTCTCATTCGGATATCTCGACAGCCCCCGCGACCATTTCCGCTATCAGGGCTCCGAGTTCCAGTTCGTCGGATTCGATGAGGTAACGCAGTTCAAAGAGGCACAATATCTTTACCTCCACTCCCGGTTAAGACGGCTCGCAGGTTCGGGCACCCCCATAAGGATGCGGGCTGCTAGTAACCCCGGGGATATCGGGCACGACTGGGTTAAGGCACGATTCATCACCGAAGAATCCCGTGTGAAGAATTGTATGTTTATTCCGGCTTCTCTCGCGGATAACCCCCACCTCGACCGGGAATCCTATATTCAATCCCTGATGAAGCTCGACCCGATCACCCGCGAGCAGTTACTTTCCGGTAATTGGGATGTGCGCCCGGCGGGCGGGTTGTTCAAGCGGGAATGGTTGAAATTAATCGATGCAGCCCCAAGAAAGATGCAGCTCTGCCGGTACTGGGATAAAGCAGCGACAGAAGGTGGTGGGGATTGGACGGCCGGCGCCTTGGTCGGCATAAATGATGGCCGGGTCTATGTGCTTGATATAAAGCGATGCCAGGAACGCCCGGCAGGGGTCGAGGCATTGATCCGCCAGACCGCACAGCTGGACGGTCCCGAAGTCATGATCCGGATGGAGCAGGAACCCGGGAGTGCCGGGGTGGACGTTATCGACCACTATGCCCGGAAGGTCCTTGTCGGGTACAATTTCAAGGGTATCAGGAGCACAGGCAGCAAAGTATCGCGGGCCGCTGCATTAAGCACAGCAGCCGAACAGAGTAATTTCTTTATTTTGAACGATTGGTTTGCGGGAGCATTGATAGATGAGATGGTACTATTCCCGATGGAAGGAGCACACGATGACCAAGTGGATGCAGTGAGTGGAGCATATAATACCCTGGCAGGGATGTTTCTCGAATCCGAACTGACACTCGAACATGCCGGTGGGTTCGGCCCGCAGAACAACAAGATGAGAATCCGAGGTGGATTGATGTGAGTTTACTTGACAGTATCCGGAACCTTCGGAGGCCCCGCAACCCTGACCGGGAAGAGGGCGTCCTTCACCAGCACAGCATTACGAACAGGTATAAAGCCCCGGAGGTGACGGCTGCAAAGATCCGGTCCCTGGAAGACAATGCTTATTTCGTCAAACTGGAACAGAACCAGCGGAACCTGATCTTCTGCGAGAAAGTCGAGATCGCGGTCAAGGACCCGCAGGGGGAGATTGATGAGAACCTTACCGAGCAACTGACGGCCATGACCAACGAGGACGGCAACCGCCTCAACCAGAAATTCCCAATGATCTGGTCGTCAGTCTGGCGATACGGGGCGGGGTTCGTGAACGATGTCTGGGGGTGGCGTGGCTCAGAATACCGGCTCCTGGCACTCAGGGTCCTGCCCGCGTACACGTTCGCAACTGTGCCAACAGCCGGGAACTACATCTCGTATGGGGACATCCTCCGGGGAGTCGTCCTGAACGAGGATTACGAGATCGAGTACTGGCAGAAACAGGATGAGACGGGGGACCCGGTCCAGGTCAATAACATCACCATGGTCAAAGACCCGACCGAACCCGCGATCGCAGGGACGCCCGCATGTCTGCCGGCAGTGCACATTATCCATATGCTCGCGTACTGCCACAAGGCCCAGATGCAGAAAGTCAACCGCGTCGGAGCCCCGGCCCTGTTCCCGAAGATCACCTCCCAGGTCCAGCGGGCGAAGGGTATTGTAAGTGATGCTAATTACCTCAAAACCGTGCTCCAGAACTGGGGGATCAATGTCAGTTTCCCCCTGCGCGAGAACATGGAGTTCGCCGACCCGCACATTGAGGATAACCCTACGGCCCTGGATACCATCAAACACTACGAAGGGATTCTCGACCGGATCTATTCCCCAACCAGCCTGATCTCCAAGGACGGCACCCTGATTGGCGGGTCAAACCTCGGTGAACTGGAGATGATGAAGATGTATATTTCCAGCGTTCACCGGTGGCTCGAAGAGGCGGCGGAATCCCTACTGCAGCACTACCTGGACGTGAACGGATATACGGAAAAGGGCTACGTTGTCGAGGTCACGCTCCCGTCCTTCGAAGTCGATGAAACACCGCTGAACATCCAGCTTGTTACCGCCATGCGGGAGACACCCACCAGCCCGGCACTTGCCACCCTTGACGAGATGCGGGACCTGCTTGGTCTTCCTCCGGCAGACGACAAGACAAAGGCGGAGCTGGAGAAGACCCGGCCGCAACCGCAGGCACCATCTCCTTTTGGCCTGAAACAGGAACCGCACCCGAAAGGCGTGCAGACCCCGGAGGAGGTCGAGAAAGAGGAGGCGGACGACCTGGAGAAAGCGTATGATGACGCCTTCGATGCCGTGATCGCGGAGCTGAAGGGGATGGAGGCTTAATGGCCATCTCCTCTGACCGTGTGAAACACATCTTTGACCATCTCGACAAGCGACAGCAGAAGATCCTCATCAACTCCGCAACACAGGCCCACATCGCCGGGGATGCCAACGCCATCAAGCTGGCGAAGCTCATGTTCTCGAAAGAGATGGTGCAGCAGGAAGCCCTGGAGTACATGAAAGGATACCGGCAACTGCTCATCGAAAAGGGCGGGACCATGGTGGTGAACATCAACCCGAAAACCAAGTTCCCGGAACGGATCTTTAAACCATGGTTCGAGGAATCGAGCAAGGAGCAGCGGGAGACCGTCTCGGATATTATCCGGAAAGGCATCGAGGACGGGAAACCGATCGGAGCGAGGGAGTTCAAGGCCGGGGGATATCCGGACGGCAGCATCGCCAAGGATCTGCAGGACTATTTCGGAGAACGGAAATCTCACGCTGCAATGGTCGCCCGCACGGAAGTCGCAAGGATCCAGAGCGAAGCCTCACTCACCCGGTACAAGAAAGCCGGGGTAAAAGTGGAATACCGCACGGCCCGGGATAGTAAAGTCCGGCCGGAACATCTCGCACTCGAAGGAGTGTACGATGCCGACAAGGTGCCGCCGATTGGCGAGCCAAACTGCCGGTGTGCACATATCCCAATAATTGAGCGGCAGACCGATAGAAAAGTGTATATCTCGAAGGAAATGCCGGAAAGAATGAATATAGGGGATGTATGGATCAATGCCGAAAGCTAAGATCATGACAAAAGAGGGATTGATCGATCTCAATCTCCCCAATGCAAAAATCCTAACGGAGAACGGATTGATCGATCTTCCATCCGAGATCAGAACAGGTCCAAAAGGCGATACCGGCGAATCTGGCCCGAAAGGTGATCCTGGGCCACAGGGTTCTGCCGGAGAGCGGGGAGAACGAGGCGAACCGGGATCGCGTGGTGAGCGGGGAGAACGAGGCGAACCGGGACCGCAAGGCCCGCCCGGGGAAAAAGGTGAACCCGGGGAACCCAGGGTTGATAATGGTCCGGGAATTGATGGCCAACCCGGGCCAAAAGGTGATACCGGTCCGCAAGGTGAATCTGGAGAACAAGGGGAGAAAGGTGATCCGGGCAATACAGGTCCCAGGGGGCCAAAAGGTGAGCCCGGTATTTCAGGCATTCAAGGAGATAAGGGCGAAAAAGGAGATATTGGTCCCCCCGGGCCTCGTGGCCAGACCGGCGAACGTGGCCCCCCGGGGAAGAAGGGCGATCCGGGAATCGATGGAAAGGATGGTGCTGATGGAGATAATGGCTTGTCAGCTTACGAGCTCTGGAAAGATCAGGGCAATATGGGCACAATAGAGGATTTCCTCAAATCCCTGAAAGGAGTCCGTGGCCTGAAAGGAGAAAAAGGTGATACCGGTCCGCAAGGCAAACGCGGATCCCCCGGGGCGGGTGGATTAACCGGCCCGAAAGGCGATCCAGGCGATCCCGGTACCGGTGGCGGCCTGATCAGTGATCCCCCGGCAGGTTACAAGAAAATCACTAACCTGTATGTC